ATCGTCAGAAACAGATCTTTGACGAGAACTTCCGTATTATGAAAGAGAACCAAGCTCAGATTCAGAAAGAGTTTGAGTATGCTCTGAAGTATGCCCAGAAAGACGTTTCAGGTGCTACGACTAAGTTGGCAACTACTTTGAAGAGCCTTGGCTTGGATGCACCTGCTGCTGCTTTGAAAGACGGCAAGGGAACAATTCAGTCGGTTGCCAATGATACTCTTGGTCCTATGGCTAAGGGTTTAAATGAAGTAACCAAAAAGAAGTTAGAGATAGATCAAAAGATCCGTGAAGCCGATGCTCGTATTGCTGAAGAAAAAGCAGTTCATAAAACTACTGCTAAAAATTATTTAGTTAATGGCAAAGTTGAATTGTTAACTGAGCAAGAAGCATTAGCTAAAAAAGCAGCAGGTGGAGATGTACAACTTGCCGGTTCAACATCCATGCGGTTGGGCGCACCGTTGACTGATGAGTCTCAAGAGAAATTGGCTCAAGCTGTTGCTAATTACAGTATTGATCCCAGAACTTTGTCTGTAAAAGATAGGGCCGCTGTGCTTGAAAGAGCTCTGTCTTTGAACCCTGAATTTGATCAAAAAGATTACGGAAATCGTGCTATAGCTGATCGTAATTGGAAACAGCCTAACGGAGCTGGCACTAAACAAATAGCAGCGTTTACTACTGTTGCTCAGCATCTTGATACGTTGCAAGAACTTGCTGACGCTCAAACAAAGTCTGATATTCCAAGAGTTAATTCTATGATTAACTATTTTAAAACTAACTTGGGCTATCCAGAAGTTACAAACTTTGAAACGGCTCGCCAAGCTGTTGCTGCTGAAGTTGTTAAAGCTATAACAGGAACCGCTGGTGCTTTATCAGATCGTAAAGAAGCTGAGAAACTTTTATCTGAAGCTTCTTCTCCAGAGCAAATTAAAGGTGCTATTAACACAATCAAAAAACTTATTGGTGGTCGTATTGAAACGGCTCGCACTCTTTATACGGCTGGCACTGGTAAATCTCCCGAAGAATTTAACAGGTTGTTGCCAGAAAACGTAAGGTCCAGTTTTTCTTCGTACGCCCCATCTCTTAAATCAGAAGAAAATACTAAAAAGAACTTAGGTCCACCTGATAAAAAAATATTAGATGAAGCCAATGAAGCTGTTAAAAAGGGTGCGCCTAAAGAAAAAGTTATTCAAAGGTTAAAAGATTTGGGTTACGACACATCGGGGTTACAATAATGGGCGCGTTTGATGACTTGGTGCAAGAAAAAAAATCAGACAGCAAGCCGTCCAAAGGCATGTTTGATGATTTAACTCCTGAAAAAAAGCCATCAACCATGTCTGACGTGGGCACTGGTGTTAAAGTTGCATTGCTTGAGCCTGTCTATGGTATTGGTGAAATGATCCCTGGCCTTAGTGAAAAGTCTAGCAAGGCTGCTAAAGAGCTAGAACAAGAATATCAAGCTGCTGCCAAGCGCTCTCCTATCGCAACTCGTGCTGGTTATTATCCTACAACAATAGCTACACTTTTTACCCCTGGTCTTGCAGGTAAGGCTATGGGTTATGTTCCTAAAGTTGCTGAAGCTGGATCTGCTCTTGGCAAGATCGGTACTGCTGCCAGAGAGGGTGCAGTTACTGGTGCGGCTTATGGAGCAATTGAACCTACTGGCGCTGTTGATCCTTACGAGATTGCCAAGCAAAAAGCACTTCACTCTTTGACTGGTGGTGTTGTAGGTGGCGTTACAGGCGGCGCAATTGGCGGCGTAACGGCTGCTGTGCCTGAAGTGGCAAAAGCTGCTATTGGTGTTCCGTCTAAAGCAGCAGAAGAGATTGTTGCTCCGTTTGAAGCTCGTGGGTATAAACTTGAACCCATGCAGATGGTTAGAGATGAGCCTTCGTATTCACCTGGTTTTATGAAGAATAAAGTTACCAATCAAAATCTTGCTAACCAAGATGCTTCTAAAGCAACTGGTCGGTTGGCAGATGAGAAGGGTATTACAGATACTTTTCTTAATGAAAGGTTTAAAACATTAGGGAGTGAGTACGATAAAATTTACAACAGAGAAAAATCATTTCTTATTGATGATAAGGCTTTGCAAGATTTAAGATCTATTGCTATGGCTGAGGCTGAAATAGCTCCTGGTCAAGCAAGAACTGCGTCTCAAGGTGCAATCAATCTTCTTAGAAAGATTGAAAGCGAAGGAAATCAAGTTGACTCTAGGTTCCTTGGCGATGTTTTGTCTGAACTTAAAAAAGATGTAAGGTCAGCTCAAGGCAGAGAAAAACACATCATTTCAGATGTTATTAGTTCTATTGACGGATCTTTGGTAAGAAATCATCCAAAGGTTGCTAAAGAATTGTCTGATTTGAATCAGAAATATAAATCAACAATTATTCTTGACGACTTAGCTTCTGGAAAAACCCCAGGCATCAAAAACGGTGACGTTAGTTTACGTCAATTAGGTGCAAATATTGATCGTTTAAAAGGCACTGAATTGTACGAATTAGGTCGTTTTGGTCGAGCATCTAACATGTCTGCTCGTTGGGAAGGCGCTGGCGCAGGTGCAAAGCCGTTGCCTGAAAGCATCCTTTCTCCGACTCGGTTGGCTCGCACTCTTGCCACTGGCGCTGGCCTGAGAAGCCAAACGGCTCGTCGCATACAAAAGAAGTTGGAAGACTAATGTCTAAGAAAAACAATGGCATAAACCCAGATCTTGAGAAAGCAGTTTCAGAATTGCTCAAGTCTATGAACACTTTGGACATAGATGAGAAACTCAAGATCATTGACCGAGCTATCAATCTTGAGAAGCTAAAACAAAAAGTTTCTGAGGATGAATGGGGTTCTGGCTTTAAGACAGATCCTGATGTATAACATCTATGTTTAACAGGGGTCATAAACATGGATGCAACAATTTTGACTATCATTCGCGTAGGTCTGTCGGTGTTAACCGGAAGACTTTTAACTCTACTAAGCCTTCTAATGGTGTTCATCCTGTCTTGCTGGGTCATGTACGACCCGTCTCCATTAAGGATGTACGTCGCAGGGGGATTTGCTATACTGGTGTTCATCCCTTCGATTGCTAAGGAGACTAAACATGAAAGACCGTCCGAACCACATAGCTCCAACAGTGAATGAGATCGCTGTCCCTACTCGTCCCCAGAAGCCTCGTGACAGCTATGGTCAGGGTCGTGGTGCGACGTTCCAGCCTGGTCGTGCTCCCCAAGGTGGGTTCCATCCTGTTTGGGACTTTGGTCCAAACCCGACTGATGTGAAGAACAGCCCAGTGTCCAAGCCGGAGAAGGGGACAATCTAATGTCCATTACCTCTGCTTTTCAGGCTATGAGCAAGACGTACAAAGCCAACGCAACTACGTCTACTCAAACTATTACGATCACGCCTGATGCGCCTTGCACCAAGCTGTGTGTGGCAAACCATCAGCCAACTGGTAGCGGTGGTCAGCCTGTATATTTTAATTTAAGCACTTCTAATGCTTCGATTACTTGCACAGCTCCATCAAACGGATCTCCGCAGTCTTGCTTAGTGTCTGTGCCTGGCACTATCAAGGTGTTTCAGATCCCAGGTCAAGCATCCAATACAAATCCATTGTATGTAGCTTTTATTGGTGAAGCTGCATCTGAGTGCTACTTTACTCTTGGTGAGGGCATATAATGGCAAAGCGCGGGCTTTACGCTAACATTCATGCCAAGCGCGAACGTATCGCTAAGGGGTCTGGCGAGCGTATGCGTAAGCCTGGCAGCAAAGGTGCTCCTACAGCTAAAGCGTTTAAACAATCTAAGCGGACAGCGAGGCGATAATGGCAGGTCCATCTTTATCAGTTGGTCGTGGTGAGAAACAGTCTGTGGCGGCTGGCGGTGGCCTGACTGAGAAGGGTCGCAAGAAGTACAACCGTGCGACTGGAAGCAAGCTCAAAGCTCCGACTAAAGATCCTAAGAATCCTCGTCATAAGTCATTCTGTGCTCGGTCTAAAAAGTGGACTGGTGAGCGTGGCAAGGCTGCTCGCAGGCGTTGGGGATGTCGGTAGAATCTCCGCAGCGTAGTCTGGCTAAGGCTGTCAGTTGGAGGATCACTGGCAGTCTTGATACTTTCCTTATATCTTGGCTTATAACAGGTCAGACGCATCTAGCTGCTGGCATTACTGCTGTTGAGCTTGCGACCAAGATCAGCCTGTATTGGTTGCATGAACGTGTTTGGCTGAAAGTTAAATGGGGTCGAGAATGAGCGTGACAGTTGTTATCCCCACTATTGGGGCTAGTACTCTTTTTGATGCAGTCGATAGTGTACTGGATCAGGACTATGACACTGAGTGTATGGTTGTCATAGATGGCTTTGAATACGAAGATAAGGTCTGGAATGAGATCTGGATGTTAGAAGAGCATCCAAGATGTCATGTAATGATTTTGCCTTACAACGTCGGTGCTAATGGTTTTTACGGACACAGGGTGTACGCAGCCATCGGTCACTTAGTAAACACAGATTATATCTGTTATTTAGATCAAGATAATTGGTTCGATGTTAATCATGTTAGTAGTCTTGTTAATGTTATTGACCGAAAAGGCCTTGATTGGGCTTACTCATATCGCAAGATCGTGGACAAACAGGGGAAACTGATCTGCAACGACAACTGCGAGAGCCTAGGTAAAACTACTCAGTTTGTTGATACCAACTGTTATATGGTGAGTCGTAAGGTTGCTGAGGCCATTGGGCATGTGTGGAATGGCGGCTGGGGTCGAGATCGTGTATTCTATGAGGTCGCCAGTAAGTATTTCCCAAACTTTGACGGATCTGGGTTATATACGGTAAACTATAGGCTTGACGGAAATCCCGACAGCGTGAAGGCTGAGTTTTTCCTTGAAGGTAACAAGAAGAGGGCGTAATGGCTTTTGGTATAGATGATGCTATTGCGGCTGGCTTAAAGGTTCTAGACAAGTTTGTTCCAGATCCTGAAGCAAAAGCTAAAGCTGAAGCAGAATTACGTTCTTCTTTACAACAATGGGATAAGGCACAGACAGATGTTAATGCAGTGGAGGCTTCTAACCCGAATCTATTCGTTGCTGGCTGGAGGCCTATGATTGGTTGGGTCTGTGCTTTGGCACTGGCCTATCAATATTTGGTTTGTCCTCTCGGTATGTGGATCGCTACCTCTTTACATTTGGCGGTAACAACGCCACCTAAGCTAGATGATAGTCTTTGGCAGCTCATGTTCGGTATGCTAGGCATGGGTGGTCTTAGGACTTTTGAAAAGCTAAAAGGGGTCACTAAATGAAAAATAACTTTGAACAGTGCTTGGAATTGGTGCTGCGGTCTGAAGGTGGGTTTGTTCAGAATCCTAAAGATCCAGGCGGTGCTACCAATCTTGGCGTGACTAAAGCAACTTACGAGTCTTATGTAGGTCATGCAGTCACGGTTGATGACATCAAGGCATTGACACCTGATACCGTTGCTCCGTTGTACAAAAAAATGTACTGGGACAAGGTGCACAGCGATAATATCGCTCTTGGTTTGGATTATGCGTTGTTTGACTTCGCTGTTAACTCAGGCCCACGTCAGGCTACAAAGTTCATCCAGAACATTGCGAGTGTGCCTGCTGATGGCATGATGGGTGATCGCACTGTGCAGCAGCTTGCAAATCTAGATCCCAGTGACTGTATTACACGTTTGTGTTCAGAGCGTCTTCAGTTTCTAAAACAGCTCAACACTTGGGATACGTTTGGTAAGGGCTGGCAAAAGCGCGTAGATGCAGTACAAAAACGCGCTCTTGATATGGTTAACGCTTAATCTTGCGTACTAAGTAGTTATACGAGTGCAGGATATGCTGCACTGAATACATGTTAGTGCTGGATAGAAGTAAGAACTTAAAGGTTTTTCTATCCATCACATCAACTTTCCATCAAAGGCATAAGTGCCGTGGTGAGACAATTGCACCCAAGGTGCTGCGTAAACTTTACCGCCATGCAAGCGCCACTGACGGCAGAAGTGATAATCCTCTGACAGCAAACGCTCTGTGCCAGGCTCAATGCTCTCTGTAAAGAACTGGTAAATACGTTCACGAGGAGCATCTACTTGAGAAAGATCCACTACGTCATTGATATAGCTAGGTGTTTTCTCAATTAACTCATCAAATACTACACGCCTGATGAGCATAAAGCCAGTGCCACCTGCCCAGATCTCTAGAGGCTCACCCACTGGAACAGTGACACTGCCAGCATAGTCAATAAGGTTAAGTACCCAAGAGCCAGTATAATGCTTAAGATTGTTAGGGTCTTCTCCATTTTTAACCCCTTTGGCTACTTGCTGCCAGTTGATCTCTTTCTTCGGGTAAATGCCACAGATGATCTCTTTGTCAGCATCAATCATGGGGATGACTTGCTCGGCATAGAATTGAATGTCCGAGTCAATAAAGAAGAGATAGTCTGCGTCTGTTTTTAGAAACTGGTGGACAAGAGCATTACGTCCACGAGTAATAAGGCTTTCGTTCACAAGTACGCTAACCATTGCTTGATGCCCTGCGTGAGCAAAAACATTTTGCAGGTTAAGAATACTTGTCATGAACATTGCATTACAGTTACCGCCATAACAAGGTGTGGCGATGAATATCTTAGCCATGTAGCTGACCCCTCATATCAAAAACAGGTTGTTTGTTATAAACTAGCGTAAAATGTTCAGGACACCAGCTTTTCCCAAACATTGTTCGTTTGCCGCAGACCCGTGTATTTTCACCTACTGGTTCCCCCTCAACCCACTTACACTGACGGTTATTTGTATATACAAAAAGAACGCCAGTCGTTTGTTGAGGAGGCTTTACTTCTACAATAGGCTGCACAAACAGTTGCTTGACAGGTTTTGTTTCTATGACCTGTGGCTTGCGTGGCACTCTCTGTGCAGGTTTTTTAGGCCTGGAGTTTGATAGCCCTGCTCTGTGTATGTAACCTATGATAGAGTTTTTAGTTCTATTTAACTTGATAGCAATATCAAGTATGGTTGCACCTTTCTCGTGCATTTCCAATAAAATTTTTCTGTGTTCATCAGGCCAGATGGCAGAGGTGACAAACCTGCGCTTGTTCATCACAGCACCTTGCGTGGACGACCACGCCCCCGCTTGACCACCTTTTCTTCCTTGGGTGGGCGACCTCTGCCGCGTGTAATTTTTGCTTCAACGGATGCTTTAAACATTACGTCAGAGATGTGACGCAAAAAGTTGGCAACCTTAATCAGTCGGTTATGCTCTTCTAGTGTCATGTGACCCTCGCTATATGCTGCTTTAGTTGAATATGAGTTATTGCTTTTAACTTGGTTTGTATGTGTTTCGTTCTCTTGTGTTTCTTTTGTGCCTCTTTAAGTTGGAGAATTAAAACCTCTCGCTCAGATAGAGGGCGGGGCTTTCTCAAGTCCCTTATAAATCTTTGTATTCTTAGCTTGGCTTTCGTAAACATTCATCAGCTCCCAAAAATCTGACAGACGCATGATGACAATCTCTTCTTCACGATCTGCTTTAGCTATGACGATTGGTTTCTGTATGCCAGACGCAGCCTCAATGGCTTGATCTAGCCAGCCGTAGACACGCCCGATGGTGGCGTATCGTTTACATTCAATGAGCCAGCGAGCGAGGTTAATGTCCCCGCCGCTGTCACGAGTTTGGTTCAAGTTTCGAGCAGCGTCATAGCCCATGCGCTTGAGTTCATTGACTATATCGCGCTCGAACTGGTGACCCTTATTGCGTTGCATTTTACCCATTAAAAGGGAACCTCATTGTCATCACGACTCACGGGGCGTGGATATTCCTGCTTAGGTTGACCATCTGGCTTCCAAGTGTTCTGCTTGAGGTTGATGCCGTTGTAGTCGTTCTTCCACGCACCGAGCTTGATCTCGTCTCCTGCCTTGGCATCCTCTGCCAAAATAACAAACCCGTTGTAATCTGGGTGAGACGGCATCTGCTTCTTGTCATTGACGCGCAGTGACCCGTAACCTGGTTTTTTAGCCATTACATTTTCTCCATAATATCTTTATTGACGCTAGATAGTTGCTTCAGGCGATCAGTCTTCTCATCGTCTGTAAGTTTTTTAGAGTCCGAGATCCGCTCGGTCAGCTCCATGTAAGCATCGGGCCAGCGGTCTTCTTCGACCCACATATGCACCTTGCGATCACCGCTTCCGTCTGGAATATAGAGAGGCAGCTTGCCAGTGTGATCCTCTTCAATCTCCTCAGCCAACTCCATGTGAGCGATCTGCACAGGTTCTTTGTAAGACTTGTCAAAGTCCATAACCTCTTCGACCGCATAGTGACCAAGGATGCAAGCAGGATAGACGCGCCGCACACCTTCAGAGATCACCCGTGCAGCCAGCATAGCGCGTGGATAATTCTTCCAGTTGTCCTTCTTGGCAAGCCCAATGTCGTGTGCCTGCTTAAGCGTCCATGCAAGCGTCAGAGTGCCACCAGCAGCGTGTGAGAACGTCATCTCCACCTTGTCATCGGTATAAGCACCATACTCAACTTTGCCACCAGCGAGCTGAAAGCGGGCAAGAATGGCCTGAGACTTAAGCGCAGGACGACCCTGGATGATGTCGTATTCCTGCACAACCGTTGCTGGGTGCTTGTTCTCAGCCTGAGCAACAGCCATGATAGCCATCACCTGATCCTCAGACTTGAACCCATAAAACCCTGACTTAACAATGGCTTGCGCCATAGACTTCATGTCATTTACTGGCACTAGATTCGTCATCTTCGACTTCCTCTTTTAATAATTCGATGTCGTAAACCTTTGAGATAAAATCAAAAATATCTTTCAAAGGAAAACACGCTGCTGCTGATTGGCTGTTGTTTGTAACAATCACGACCATGTCACCATCGCCACAATCGGTAAAAGTCAACATAGAGCCTGTTTTTTCATTAAATAACCGCACTTCTGTCTTCATCATTTTTTTGCCCTTTTCCGGTTAGCGGATCTCAAATCGTTGATTTGAGTTTCAAGCAAATCTTTGTTGCGTTCGTATCGCTGGATAAGATCAGCTTGAACATCAATCCTTTTTTTCAATTCATGTATCTTTTCGTTCAGTTGTTTATTGATTTCTGCTGTAGCGATCATACGCCCCAAAAGAAAATCTGCTGTCTGAATTGGAACCTCTGTCATCTGTGTCATTTTACTAAAAACCTCCGTGATCCTGCTGTTTCATCTTTGTATTGCTCGTAAAGTTTAGGGTTTTCCTGCTCAAAACGCTTGGCGTTGAACCGTTTGCTGCCCTTGGCTGTCTTCCATGTGACCAAAATGTCACCAGCCACGTTGACCAGCTCTGCCTTGTCACCCATGAAAGACATCAATCGAGCCTGAGCAATCTCTTCCTTGTTCTCAAGTTCTTTGATCTGCACCTTAATGTGCTTCAAGGCTTCGCAGTATTCCTCGATCACCTTGGTAGCAACGATGCTTGAGCCATCGTCCTTGCGGTAGATGCTCTGAGCCTGCTCGACAGTCTCTGGGCTTGGCAGTTGGCCTGTCTTGTGCATAGCCCACCAGCCAGCAGCGCGTTGAATGAAGTCAGCCTTCATCTCGTCTGTGACATCAATGCGCCACCAACGGAACCGCTGACCACCAAACAGCACCGCAAAGTAAATGTGAGGCACGTCAAAAACTGTCGCCTCATGGATGCACTGCACAATGTCCTGCTCAGGCAGCTTAGTCCAATGATCGTCCATGTCTGGGTATTTTTTGAACTGGTGATCGCCAAAGTTCTTAATCTCCAGCAAGCCTTTGTCGCCTGTCCAGAAGTCACCATGTGCGCGAAGCCAGGGTTCGGTCGAGTGTGTGCCTGCTACGTCAAGATCACGAACTGATATTCCAGTTGACTCTTCCCATAGCTTCCCGATTGCGCTTTCCAGAAATAACCCCATCTGCACCGCTTCGATGCCTGATAGATTAGCGCGTTCTTTTTCGCCCCGCTTCTCCAGCAGCACGTCAAGGAGCTGACCCGAAACTGCTCGCCTCGAATCCGTTGCCCACCACGCACTTTGCCGTTCTTCTGGCGCAAAGCCTTCTCCAATAATATGTCCGCCACTTGCCATGTTATGCCTCTCCTACTGCTTTGCCGTTTTTAATATCAAAAGCGGCTGATTGAATATCAACTTGCAGAAGGTGCAGACCATGCAGAACGTCAGCAAAAACCCCAACTACCTCACGTTGCATCAAATGCGGGTGCAATGAATACAATCCGTGTTTGGCCTGTTCCAGCACAGTGTGCATATTGCTCAAGTGCTGTAGGTTCTGTTCAATTTCTTTTTTCATAGTAGCGACCCTCTAGGACTATCTTAATATATTAAATTATTAGCACTGTCAACCAAGTTGCTAAAATATTTTATCTGTGCTAAAAATTAGTTTCCTTAACTTAAACATGGAGACTAAAATGTCCGAACAACTCGTTAGAAAGTCTATGCTTTTTCCTGAGACGCTGTGGACTGAAATCGAGGATTTCCGTTTCGACAACCGGATCAAATCTGACGTTGAGGCTATTAGGCTTTTGATGAAAGCTGGCTTGCATTTTATTAAATTGCAGCAAGACGACCAGTTTGCACAAGCTGAGCAGGAAGCTGTGGAGCGTCTTAACGCACAGGGGTAAGCCATGCGGTGGTTCAGGCTTTACGATGACGTGCTGAACGATCCAAAGGTGCAGAGGCTGAGCGGTGAGACGTTCAAGCTCTGGATCAACCTGCTTTGCATTGCAAGCAAGCATGGTGGCGTTCTGCCTAGCCTTGACGATTTGGCGTTTCAACTACGTCTGCCAGCACTGGTTTGCAAAACTGAAATAGACACTTTGAAATCAGCTGGATTGATAGACGGAGACAAGAAGCTAAAGCCTCATGGTTGGGACAAAAGGCAATATAAATCAGATACTTCTACTGAGAGAGTGAAGCGTTTCAGGGAACGATGCAGAAACGCTCCAGAAACGGTGAATGAAACAGTGCCAGATACAGATACAGAAACAGATACAGAAAAGAACATTAAAAGAGTTATATCGCCGCGAGGATCGCGTCTCGAAAACGAATGGAAACCTTCTGTTGAAGATTTGGATTTTGCTAGGCAGTTGGGCGTTGATGGCAGCAAGGAAGCAGAGCGCTTCCGAGACTACTGGATTGCCCAACCAGGTCAGAAGGGTGTCAAAGCTAACTGGTCGTCAACGTGGAGAAACTGGTGTCGCAACGCGAAACCAACACAAACACCAACCTTGGCGGTTGTTGATAAG